AAGATCCTGTTGTAGTAACAGCACTTGTACCATTCATAGTTACTGTTTCTGTTAATACATTCCAACTAGAATCTAAACCTTGTAGTTCAACTGTTCTTGCACCAGTTCCAGCTGATGTATCATTTGCATCTGAGCTTAAAACTTCTAATTGGTCTGCTGCACTCATCCACGGATAAGCATTGCTGCCTTCCCAAATACTTTCATAATTACCAGACCCAACAGTTGGATTATATCCAAATTTAGATACGTTAGAATAACCAGTGAAATCTCCTTTTGCAACTGCAAGATAAAAATCTATTTCAGCAGATGATGGAGTTGTTGATCCTGTTGTGTTTACATTATTACAAGAACTCATTAGCAACCAAACCTTGAATTAAACCAAGTAAATCTTTCTAGTTCTTTTCTTAAATCATCTTGATATGAAAAATTTAATTCAGTTTTAATAGTATCCACTGCACGAAGAATTTGTCTTTGGTTTTCAACATCATATTCTTCTTTTGGTTCTGGTATGTATGAAGTTATTCTAGCCATTATCTTCTTCCATCTGGTTTAATATCTACTCTTAATGTTCCATAACGCCAAGTCTCACCTACAGCATCATTTTCTATTTTAATTGCAAGTAATCTTCCTCTAGCTCTAGTGTCTACTTTATCAGTAGATGATGATATTGTAAATGGTCCAAGAGGTGAACTAGATGCTGTATTATTTGGATAGTCATTTAATAATAGTGTTACTTTTGAATTACCTGTTAATACTTTAAAGTCTGGTATAAATCGTTTCATAGACATAATAAACTCACCATCACCTCTTAAATCAGCAAGTCCTGTTGTCTGACCCAAAGCACTTTGTCTAGCAGATATATCAAAATCACCTGACTTAATAAATGCATCAATAGAAGTTGTACCAGATGAATTGATTTGATCGGTTCCGGTTTCGTGAGCATAGTAAGTGGATGCTCCAAATAAATTAGTAATACCCTGTATTGAAAAATTAGGTGTAGCAGTGCTGTCATATTCAGTTGCATAAGGTAAATCAAATACACCTGCATCAATATAAGATGTTCTAGTTAATGATGATGTTGTCCAACAGTTTTCTCCGTAGTTATAAGTAACACATCTATCAATTTGATCTGATAGTGACTTTGGATAAAACCAATTTACTTCATTATATAAAGTATTGTGTTCGGCATAAACAATTTGACCTGCATTATAATTAATACCTAGATTATCTCCTGTAGTTGTAAATACAAAGTCTTCAACTAAACAAGGTATTGCTTTTACTGTACCATCGTACATAAAAAATCCACCTTCACCTGACATCCAAAAAACAACACCATTAGAATAAGTTAATGCATGTTGACCAATCAAACCACAGTTTGTACCAACTTGTTTTACACTAAATGTAAATGGTGGACCAACAAATTGAATTACATAAGCGGAACTGTCTGTTAATACTAACGTATAGTCTTTACCAGATACTGCTCCTACAATTTCATTACCTTTATCAACTCTAAAAGTTCCTGCAGTGTTTGTGGCTGTTGGTTGATAAGTATTAAAATCTTCTTGATTTGAAAATCTTATAAACATTGGATCTTGTGTTGATGAATCCCCAATTGTTGTTTCTGTTCCAAAATGAAATACATGTCTATCTCTATCAGATACTTGGGTCAATCTTGATGCAGTTGGTGCACCCGACATAACTGTTGCTCTATTTGATCTTGGAGAGGATGCGCCTGCATTCCAAGTAAATGTTCTACCATTGTGAATAGTTGCAATTAATATTTCTCCAAAATTATCTAGACTCCAGAAGCCTGGATCCAGAACCACGTTGCTGGTTGTACGCTCAGTACCCCAAGCCTCTTCGCCAAATAAATATGTACCCCAACCATAACCCGCAGTTTGAAAGGTAGGACCAACTATTATATATGGAAGTATTTCTGCTGAACCAGTGCCAGATGTAGTACCCGCTGAATTAGAGGGCATTAATATATCAAATGCATTAGTTGTTACATTTGATATTTCAAATGTATTATCTGTAAAATCAGTTGTTGCATAACCAGATCCTGTTGGAACAGTCACTGAATCAAATGTTATATATCGTCCATTAGACAAACCATGAGAGGTTTTATTAACAGTAACCGTTGGAGATCCAGATGTTGCATCAAAATCCGCTCCAGTAATTGCTGTATCTAATGGAGTGATGTCATAAAATTTTTCACCATAGTATAAAAATAAACCTTGTGATGTACCTATTGCTGTGTATTTTTCACCTGCTAAAGAAGTCCATGCATGTTGGGCTCTAGCTACTCCTGGAATAGTCTCATTATCAATAGTAAGTTGTTGCCAACCACCTATTTTTTCAGGTAAACCATATCTAAATCTTACAAAATCGCCATCAACCCATTGTGATTCTGCTCCAGAATCAGTGACCATTTTGTTAAAACCGGGTTTAAAATTAAGTTTTTGTAACATAGAATTGACATTATAATACTATTTTGCGAATGATGGTAGTCCTAACATCGCTCTTCCATCAAACTTATTTTTAGTAGCAAATGGACCATTTACATGGTTATAATGCAAGAATACTTGACCACATATATTACCTTCAAATGGTTCTCGCCAATGCTCTAATTCACAGCCACTATACACTAGCATGTCTCCTACATCAAGTAATACCTTTGTGCCTTTTGGGGCGTTAGGTTTAATGATTTTTTTGTATTCATCTATAACATTATCTGATCCTGTGCCATCAATAAATATAGACCAAGGATCACCTCCTAGATTAAGTGTGCATGATATCTCACAACTAGGTCTATCTTTATGTCTTTTAAGTTCATCGCCTTTTTTATATGCTCTTGCATAAGAGTATGTTGGTATCAAATCTAATCCTGTATGCTTTTTCATTACAGGTAGCATTTTAACCAGTAAAGTATCCATTACAAAATCACCATAACAAGAGAATGTATTTGGTATTTGTTGATCGGTCCATGTTCCAAGAATTGGAGACTGTGCATGTATATTGTTTTGATACATGTATCTAACAGCATCTTTTTTAAGTAAAAAATAATTAAAAATAAAATTAGCTAACTCATATGATGCAGCTTTTCTAATTACTTGATATTTTTGTTGTTGAAATGTCATAAAAACATACCTTTCTGTAAAAAATTAAATGAAACTGATATTCTTATATCATTAGATTGGTTGGGGTCAACACAATGCATTAACCAGGATGGAAACATAATACATCTTCCAGCGATGGGTTCGTAATGAGTTTCTCTCCATAATCTTGATGGTAATTCACCTTTTTTTTGATTTGGTCTAACCATTGCAGCTGATGATCTTGGGTCATCTATCTTTAAACGTCCTGAGTTTTTAGGTGCTTTAACATAATATACACCTGACCACAAAGAATTTGGATGTTGATGAGCTCTATTCATTCCACCTGGTGGATTGATGTTTGCCCACATATTACCAAGTATAGGCTCACTATCTAAATGTTCTTGATCATAAATTGTTTTTTGACATGCATATAACATATCAACAAGTTTTGCATACTCAGGTAACTCAGCCATGTTTGTAGGCGAGTGCCAACCTTGGATATTGGTTCTTGTTACACCTCTATCTTTATTGGACCAAGCTATGATATCTTTTTCCAATTCTTGATTAAGAGTTGGGTGTTCTATATCTGAAATATAGATAGGTGTTGGAAATAATAAATCTCTATACATTACTTAAAAGGGGTTCCTCCAAACCACATAACTAATGATTGTCTTCTACCGCGTGTTACAGGTTTTACTCTATGCCTTATAAATGATGCAAAAAATATTGCATGACCTTGTTTTAGTTTAGCAACTTTACCTTCCCTCATTAATTCTAGATCTCCACCTTCAAACTCTGATTCAGGTGAAAGTAATAATGTCATAGATATTTTTCTAACAGGAGGTTCGTGTTGCATGTTAACATCATTATCTACATGCCATTCATAAAACCCACCTTCAGGATATTCTGTATATTGTGCCATTTCATTTATTGTCATTCCATCAAAACCAAAATGATTGCCGTTAGTAGCTTTCATTATTTTATCTAAATCTTTGTACATATCAGTCATTTTTTTAAATGGTATCCAACTAATATGTGACGTTCTAGTATTAGTATCTATCATACCACCTTTAATACCTAGTTTATTTCCAACTTGAGCATCGTTTCTAGGCTCTGATCTTCCTGCAGCAATAATCATTTTACATTGTTCAGGTGTAAAGATTGGTGAAGTTGTTTCTACTATATAAGATTTCCAACGTGGTTCTGTTATCATATTAATATCCGTATTCTACCCATCCTGTTATTATATATTTATCATTCGACAAAGGTGGGTTGCCTCTATGAACGTGTGTAAATTGTGAAGGCCAAACTAACATAGTATTTTTTTCAGGTTTGAATCTACATTTTTGATATAAAAATTCTGTCTCTCCACCTTCAGTTACATCATTAAGATAAACCATAAAAGCTAGTATTCTATTTCTTGCTTTCATTTCAGCATTTTCACAATGCCAAAAATGATAACCCTCACCTACTTTAGTTTTTTGTATTTTAACTTCTAGTATATTGTGTGTTGCTAATTTTTTTAGGTATGAATATTTTTGTACATACAGAGGATAT